GGTGAAATAATGTCAGAACAAGATAAAGATATAGCCAAGAACTATCCAGGTTCAGGTGGCTCAGGAGCAGAACTTAACTCCCAGGGTGCACTCGTATCAGGTGGTGTTGGTAGTGCTACAGGTTTAGACTCAGCAGCAGCGTCTGTTGGATCACAACTCGGTAACACAGCAACAGCAAACTTCGGTGTAACAACTGGACAAAACGCTGTTAACCCAACTGGGTCAGCAGGAGGTATTCTTGCACCAGAACAGGCTCGTCGCTTCATCGACTACGTGTGGGATGCAACAGTACTCGCCAAGGATGGTCGTAGAGTTACAATGAGAGCAAACACAATGGAAATCGAAAAGGTTAACGTTGGAGAGCGTGTCATTCGTGCAGCAGCGCAGGGTAGTCCAAACTACACAAACGCTGGTGCAACATTTACAAAGGTAGAACTTACTACAAAGAAGATTCGTCTTGATTGGGAAGTTTCTACAGAATCATTAGAAGACAATATTGAAGGTGGAGCACTTGAAGATCATCTAGTTCGCTTGATGACAAATGCATTCGCAAACGATATTGAAGACCTTGCCATTAACGGTGACGGTGCAACAGGTGATTTCCTTTCAATCATGCCAGGTTTCGTAAAGCAGACTACAGACTCTGTATACACAGGTGGACAGTATGTAAACGATGCTCATGAGTCAGTTGTCACTGTTTCAGATGATAACTGGACAACAACTGTTATGCAGAACATTGTTCTTGCAATGCCACGTAAGTATCGTGCAGTTAAGTCGAACCTAAAGTTCTACGCTGGTACAGATGCATTCTCTGGTATTGTCCGTAACAACGGTACATTAGCAGATGCAATCTCTTCAGCATTCTCTGATCGCACTGGTAGCACACAGCCAAATCGTCAAGCATACCTTGATGGTGGAGCGCAAACAATTGGTGGAGCACGTACAACTCGTGTTCTAGGAATTGATGTCATGGAAGTTCCTTACTACCCAGATGGTTTCGTCGACTTGACATTCCCATCAAACCGTGTATGGGGATTCCAACGTGATATTACTGTAAACCGTGAATACAAGCCAAAGAAGGATACAATTGAATACACAGTATTCGTCCGCTTTGGTATTCAATGGGAAGAACTAGATGCAGTTGCTTATGCAGATGCAAACTCTGCTTCTGAGTAATACTCATAAATAGTTGATTTGGGGGGGCGGTGTAACAACTGCCCCCCTTCTTCACATTCTGGTATAATAACTTAGGAGGATATCATGATTACAATTGAGGAATTAGTTACAAAAACAGTTTTTGAGTTAAAGTCCTATGCCAAAAAGAATAATATCAATCTAGATGGGGCAACAACAAAAATGCAGATATTGGAAACAATAGGCAGTTTTATTCCAGATCCCAAAAAAGAAGTTATTGAGCCAAGCAAAACAAATGAAAAGATTGCAATACATTCAACTAAAAATTTACACTGGGAAAGAGTTGGACAACTAACCCCAGGTTATAATATTGTAACTAAAGAAGCATCAGAAAAATGGCTAACACGTAAGCAGGTTCGTATTGCGACACCTGAAGAATTAGCGAGTTATTACGGTAAATAATGCAAATACTACGTAAGCCACCATATCCTTTATCTGTATCGTATACAGTACCAGAAGCATCTACAGAGTATATTCTTGTAATTGAAGACCTTCTAGAGCAAACAGAAACAGAAATAGTTCTTCAATCAAATAATCAAAGTGTTCTTACCTATGCACTTACTGAAGAGTTTACTAAGTATGATAAATCATATCCCGTTACAATTTACGAAAGCCTTACGGTCTCTGGAGTTCAAGATGTTCGTGGAGACATAGTAGTAGAAGATAATTTAGACATAACAAGACCTTATATAGACCCAGCAACACTTGGAACAACTCCTACTGAAATAGCAGAATACACAGATTATGAAAATCTTGCAAGAGCAATTATTGATTCAATCACTGGTGGTTTTTATTATAAGAGGTCTTACCTAGAAGTTGTTGGACAGGGAACTGATTACATACCGCTTTGGGAGAAAACACATAAAATTTTAACGGTACACGAGAACGCAGAGTTAGTATATGACTCATCAGAAACCCCAGCAGCATTAACGACATATAACTATTTAATAACAAAAGACAAGACTGCAATTACAAAAGATCCCGTAGAGACAGTAGATGCTTTAAACCGTGCAGAAAGAAAGCCAGCAAGAATACCATTAGGATACTCAGACTCAATTTCTTTATTTGATACACAAGACAGTGGTAATGTTCAAACAGTCAGTTCTGGTGTAGCATTTTCTGAAGGAACAGATTATATTATTCTTCTAGAAACTGGATACAAGGTTGTACCATATGATATTCAAAATGCAACAAGAATGCTTATTAATGACATTAAGTGTGGAAAACTAGATTATTACAAGAGATATGTAAAGGCATACAGCACCGAGCAGTTTAAGATTGAATATGACAAGAGACTGCTTGATGGAACTGGCAATATCCTAGTAGATAAAATTTTAGACAAATACGTTAATAATATTTCCAAGCCCTGGGTGTTGTAATGGATCTATGTGAAGAGACAGACTTCATGTATCCAATGAAGGCAGATGTTTATTATCCTCTAGTTGAGCAGGGCGCTTATGGCAATGTTAAAAAAACTTGGATATTTAATAAGACAGTGGTTTGCAATTTTTCAAAAGATGGCACGGTAGACGAAGAAGTAAAGCCAAATGTAAATATAACATTAAAGAAAGTCTTAGTAGGAAGAACAAAGAGGGATATTCGTTTTTCAGAAGAAGAGAATTCAGACTCAATAACAAACGTTATTATTACAAATATTAGAAATAGAAGTGACATCCCCCTATACGTGGAGACATCTGGAACAAGGGCTGGAAAGTCAACTATATATGAGATTGAATCTCAGTCACCAATTATAGGCCCTTTTGGAGATCCAGAATATTTTGCATTAGTCGTACGCCGTTCAGAGAATCAGGCATCAGATATATGATGAAACTAGCAGTTAATAATAAACAATTTAAAAAGGATATGGATAACATAGTTAAATACTCTTTTGGATACTTAGAAGGAATTCAGATTGGAAAAGTTGAGTTCTTTCATAATCTTGGTTTAAATATTTCAGAAATGCTACAAAAGTATATTGACTCAAATGCAAGGGTAAATCCAACAGCACTAAACCATATATACGAATGGTATCAAGTGGGAAGTCCAAATGCAAGACTATACGATATAAAACACACAGTAAGTAATAATGGACTAACATTTATAACAAACTTCAAACAATCATCATCAATCAAAGATGGATCAAATGTTCCTTTTTATGACAAGGCAAGAATAATGGAAGAGGGAATACCAGTAACGATTACACCAAGAAATTCTAATGTGCTTGTGTTTGAAAAAGATGGAGAAACGGTCTTTACTAAAAATAGCGTAAATGTAGATAATCCTGGCGGAGATGCCGTAGAGGGATCATTTGAAAAGGTTATTGACTCATTCTTTACAAAATACTTTACACAGGCATTTTTAAGATCAAGCGGTATATCACAATACTTAGAAAACCCTGTATTATATAAAAAGAACCTAACAAGAGGAAAGAAAACAGGAAGATCAAAAGGATTAGATGTTGGATATAGATGGATAGCAAATGCGGGGTTACTAAATGGCTAATACAGATTTATTAAATACTCCATTATTGTGGATCAATAAGTACTTACAATCAAAACTAAGTGAGAGCCTAGGATATGTAACCCCGTTTTTTCCACCATCACCCTTTAATCTTGACGACCTTACAGAAAAGTGGATGGTTCTAAATGATGTAAACACTCCAGTAAGCAATGGAGTTGCCTGTACCTGGGATAGACTTGTTAAGATGAACAAGGGAAAGTTCCCACACATTAAGTCTGAACAAATACTATATTATTTTTATGGTCTTGGAGAAGACTCAATCCCAACCATGATCCAAACACAGGAGGCTGTTTTGAGGCTTCTTGACCGTGGAGATGAGTCTGCAGAAGAGTTAAATGCCTGGTGTGCTAACCGAAAGGTGCAGTTGGATGACGGAACTACAGTAGACAACATGTTCCTATTTCACAATTTTAAGGTATATCAACTAGAAGAAACCAGAGATATTATTGACTTTGGCACAGCCCGTACCTATGGGGGCAACAAGATTATTATTGATTTTGAGTATCATCAAGACCAAGACCTGACAAACCATTATTGGGTACCAGAGGCAAGACTCTCTGATGCAAATAAAATAGTTATATAAAACAATGTTATAATTATGGCTGAGGAAACAAAAAACGCCAAAACAACTTAATATCTATTTTTAAGGAAGAGGTGAATAAATGGCATATAGTCGTGGAACATCGACCAACATTATCGTTGGTGCAGCAGCGCTTTTCGTTGCAGATACAACCCTAACGCCAGGTACAATGGCCGCATTCGTAGCAGGAACATCATACAAGGATACCTTGTCTAGTAATGCTGCTTACGACAACGTAGGTTATACCATGAACGGTCTTGAAATGCAGTTCCAACCAGATTTCGGTGAAGTCCAGGTAGACCAGATTCTTGACGTTGCTAAACTTTATAAGCAGGGTATGCAGGTTAATCTTGCAACTGCTTTCGCTGAGGCTACCCTAGAGAACTTGCTTCTCGCATTGGCAGCAAACTCAGACGATCTATCTGGAAACAAGTCATCATCAGCAGGAAGAACACTTAATCTTTCAGCAGGTGACATTGGTGAATGTCCAGTAGAACGTGCAATTGCTGCAGTTGGACCAGGAACAGGTGACTGTGCAGATTCTCCATACGTGGAGCGTATCTATGTAGCATACCGTGCTTTGTCTATTGAAAACGTAACAGTTTCAGCAAAGCGTGATGAGGCTTCAATGTTTGAAGTTTCATTCCGTCTACTACCAGAGGATACTTCTGGCTCATACGGTAAGATCGTTGACCGTACTTGGGACGTAAGTTCAATCTAGTATAAACTTGCATTTAGCCCACTCCCTTAACTGGGGGTGGGCTTTTTGTTTGTGGTAAAATTGATAAGATGGCAACAAGAATATATAAGTCAGACACTATAACATTAATGGATGGCGAACAGATAGAAATTTATCCTCTCAAGATTAAATATCTTAGAGAGTTTATGGAAGCATTCCATTTAATTAAAGAATCAAAAGATGATCTTGAATCAATATCCTATTTGTCAGAATGTGCAAGAATCGCTATGCAACAGTATAAACCAGAAATTGCAAAGACAATTGAAGAACTTGAAGATAATGTTGATCTACCGACAATATATAAAATTATTAATATTGGTGGTGGCATTAGTGTTAACGGAGAAGACGATGAGCCAGTAAAAGAGCAGGCATTAAAAAAAGATACAATGGGCAGCGGTTGGGATGAACTAGACTTAGCAAAGTTAGAGTCTGAGATATTTTTACTGGGTATATGGAAAGACTATCAGGAATTAGAGGCTAACTTATCAATGCCTGAACTAGTAGCAACCCTAGCATCAATTAGAGACTTAGATTATCAAGAAAAGAAATTTCTTGCAGCAATTCAGGGTGTGGATTTAGACGGGGAAACAAATAAAGATAAAGGTCAAAAGGAATGGGAAGACATGAAAGCCAGAGTATTTAGTGGTGGTCAGACTAGTGATAGCAATGATGTTCTATCTTTACAAGGGGCAAATGCCCAAAAAGCAGGGTTTGGTATAGGCATGGGTCTTGATTACGAAAACCTAATGTAATAGGCTGTTTATGCTATAATTGAGGTAACTTACTGAGAGGAAGTTATGACTACAACAGTTCACGAAGAAAAAATAATTACCCTGATTGATGGAACAAAGATCAAGGTAAGACCTCTCAAGATCTCACTTTTACGTAAATTTATGAAGAAGTTTGAGGGCTTGGGGGCAGTCCAAAATGATAACGAT